GCATCAAAAGTCTCATTATGGACTACAATGCGAGATTGAAAATCAGACATACGTTTAAGTTTAATTTTAAAATAAAAAAATCAATTATGCTAAATTACCAAGAGTGTAGTCACCTCCTTCGGCACCAGAACTTTTAATAACTTTACGTGAACCTGCTGTAGGAGTAAGAACAGCTTTACGTTTACGCAAATCATTAACTTGTTTTTGATTGACTTTAAGACTAACTAAATCTTCTAAAGATAAATCTTTATATAAAAGATAATCAATCATAAGTTTCTTATCAGTAGGTAGTTCATTGTATTTTTTAGAAACTCCAACTACACCATCTTTATTAGGTACAGCAATAAACTTTAAGAAATCATTCTTATCCTTTTCAGGAATAGTAATATCTCCAAGATTACCTGTATTAATTGTTTGTTTAACACCATCCCAATACTGAGCTGTATTAGCTTCTTTTACGCGAATAGCTTCTTGATTAGCAGCTTTACGAGCATTCTCAGTAGTAATCTGGTGTTGTTTTAATCTTTCTAAAGCAGATTTAGATTTTTCTTCTAATTTACCAGAATCTTCAAATAACTTAATAGCTTCTTCTGCATCTTCTGCAGTAAGATTGCCAACGTTGGTATAATAATTTCTAATTAAATTACGTTGTGTTCCAACATCATCTTTACTAAAAGTCATTTTAGTATAATCGGTAGTTTCTACTTTACTTTTAAAAAAGTCTTCAGGACTTTTTCCTGCTTTAAGGTGATTAACAATTTCTTCAACAATAGGAAAGGTAGTAAGAAGTTTAGTTTCATACTCATCAATCATACGTTCACCAATAGTAGTTGCTAATGCAAATACACCGTCTGGCGTATTTTCAAACTCCATAGGATTACCATCCTCATCGACTAGGTCATAACCTTTTTCTTTAGCTATATTAAGAACAGGACTAAGATTGTCTTCTTTCCCAGTAAAAGAAATGGTTCCCTCTGCGTCAACTTCATACTCTCCTTTTTTAGCTACAACTTTACCATCTTTATCTAAAAGATCACCAGCAGTATTTTGAGAATATTCTTCAACAATCTCTTCTTCTGCAGGATCAGCTTTAGTATCAGTAACAACAGTTTCTACAGGTTTAGTGTCTGTAGTAATTGGCGTTGTAGATTCACCGTCTGGATTAGCTTTAGTATCTTTATTATCCAGTTGTGAAGGAGGAGTACCTCCGGCACTAAAAACATTACCAATAGTGATGTTTCCAAAATCAGCATTACCTTCATTCCCTACGTTAGTATCCGTTTCTGTGGGCATAATTAAATTAATTTAGTGTTACAATAATAAGGATAACTTTTAGTTATCATGTTTATTTTTATTTTCTTTTGCTACTGCTAACGATGTATTGACCTTTTGCCGCGCTAAGTCTTCCTTAGCTAAAGACGCTCTTTTTTGTTCTTGTAGTTGTTCTCTAGCTAATTGTCTTTGGTAAGCTCTTGCCATTATTTCATCAGATTCTGGTATACCGTCACCGTCAGCATCTCCAGCTGCAGCATTAAAACTATCAGCTGTAATTTTTGCCACTTCAATTCGACTATCTGCTGCAATATTTGCAATATCAAGTTTAACTTGATTAGAATCAGCTGTCATTTTGTTAGCGCTATCAGCAATATAACGTTGAGTTTCATTTTGTTGTTCTTGCTGATCTGCCACTAACTTCTGTTGTATTTGTTCTCCTTTTTCCATCAACTCCTCAATCTTAGCTAAATTATTACTTTTAATAACTTTAGTAACAATACTACCAGGAGTACCATTCTGAGCCATAGGTTGAAGTAATACATTTTTTAAGAATTGAACGTTATCATATTCTTCAATAGAAGAAGTAGAAAAAACACCATATTCAGTAGTAGCGTGATCTTCCGCATTAATATCATAAAATACTTGACTTCCAGTACTAGTAATGTAACTACCTTTTTTACCTTCTGCCCAAGCATATTTACTGTAATCAATTAAACCATTTGCTTCTTGATCTAAGAAACAATCAAATTGAAAGTTTAATTCTTTAGTACTAACACTACTACGATAAACTGCTTGTTGTGTAGTTCCTTTACCAGCACTAGAACTTATGTCCCCATAACGTTGATTATTCATACCAATGCTATCCCACCACTCTTGTCGAATACCTTGCATAAACTCCCACATCTGCCCCATGTACTGACTTAAACTCATATCAATACTTTTCATAGCTTGCATAGCAGCCATAGCTTTTTCGCTAGTTTCATCAAAGAATGCTAAACTAAAAGCATGAACTTGATACATCCAAGTATCAACAGTCCAACCTTTATCTTTAGGTATAAGACCTAATGGAAATAGCATCAGTTTATCTTTATTCTTAGCTAGTGTAAGTTCAAACCTATAATGAAATATATTATATAATTCTTGGTAACTAATTCCTTTTTTAACAATACTGTCAATAATAGAAGGATCGTAACCAAAGTAAGTACCATTAAGTGGTAACTTACAAATTGAACTATTATTAATCATATTCCTTTGTACAGGAACAGGACCATACTCTAAGAATATAGCTCCAGCAAAACCTTCACTATCTCCGGTTAATTCGTTTAAGTTAGCGTTAGTTCCAAATGTAGTATTGGTGCTAGTTAAGCCATCAGCTATAACTATCATTTGCCATACTTCATTCTCCGGTATCCATTCAATATTTACTTCTCCAGCCATTGGATCAGGACGATATTCATCATCAACAATAGCTGTATCAGGTAAACCTTTCTCATTTATAAAAGTAAGAATACCACGTTTAGCGATAGATTTCCAATTAATATATTGAACATCTAACATTGCTGTATTTTCTAAACCATAACGATCACCAGACGGAGTATAAACAAATTCACCATTACGAACAACAGCACCTGAAGTAGGAAGTCTTTGACTACCCATTCTGGTTTCTAATTGTTTAATAATACCTTTACCGTAACGCTCTATTAATTGAGGTCCCCAATTATCTATAATACTAGCTAAAGACCATTGCTTAGTAACAATACTAGCTTGAGCATCTTCTGCATATCTACTATCGTCATTCCAACCAATTACAGTTACATCTTTAGGATCAAGTATACTATACTGAACATCATCATAATTAATGCCTTTCATCGCATAAACTCTACCAAAGACTAACCAATAGTAAAATGCTTTTTGATACTTCTCTTTTAATAATAGTTGTGATTTTAAAAGCTCAAGACTTTCACTACCATACTTAGCTCGTTTCTTAGTATAATTAAGAATAAATTCATCCTCTAAGTCTTTCATACCTGGTATCTCTTTTGAGTCCATACCAGTATCCATACCTAGACTATTTAATTCGTTAATAAATTGTTGCTGTAAAATTCCTTCAAAGAATTGACTACGAGCTACTTTAAATTCATTAACTACTTCCTCATTCTTAGCGTATACTTGTTGTGTATCTGGTCGTTCAAGACGTTCTCCAATATAACGTTCAAGAATAGGTTTGATAATATCATAATTCCTAATTCTTGCTGGATAGCGTTTATAATCAGGATTATCTGTATTAAAAGGATTTTCAATATATTTGTACTTGTTAGTACTAATCTTTCCTTCAGCTACAGATTCTAATTCTTGAAAAATATCAATATCTGCTATATGAGGTGAAGCTTGTTGTGACCAGTAATTATAATTAGCTATAATCCAATCTGGTACTTTTTTATGTGGGGCTATTTTTAATTTCTCACTTAGAGAAATATACTGACTAGGATAACCATTCATTACATTATTAGTTTTAATTATTTAGTAACTTTAAAAATGAGCACGCGTAAAGAAATCATCTACTTCTTTAAATGTATCTTCAGTTTCTGTTTCTCTTTCTTCTATTTCTCTAATCATAAATTGACCTACAATACAAGCAGAAACACAATCAAAGTTACCATCTTTATTCCATCGTAATAACTCTTTCAATAAACGTTTACAGTATATATACTCTATAAACGTAGTTTCAATATTAGTTTCTTGATTTTTACTAAATACTGAACTAAGCATATCTTTAAGCATACGAGCACCTTCCGCTTTACGTCTAAAGTTTTTACCAATAGATAAACCATAATTTCTACCTGTCTTACCACTAAGTTCTTTAAGTGTTAACATTTCAGGTTCTTCCATTAAATAACGTAAAGCTTTATGATGTTTAAAATAAGGATAAACATCACCTCGGTCATTCTCAAAAAGTAAACCATCTATTGTATTATAATACTTACATAAAAGTAAAAGTTGAGAGTTATAACCATCAGTTGTATCAGGTCTACCAATCCAACTAGCTACTATACGATCACCTTTACTCGGAGTAAATCCGTTTGCTTTTTCGTATACATAAGCAACACCAAGAGAATCTTTAATAGTAATTTGAGTACTATCTTTATCAGTTGCATACGGATCATGCCAAATATAGTATAATCCTTTGGGTACAACTGAATTTACTTTCCCAGTAAAAGAGAATGGATCATGAGGATCAACATAAGATATAGTATGTGGACTAAACCATTCAACTACACAACCATGCATATCCATATCTCTACTTAAAGCTTCAGGTGTATCATTAATTGGTAGATGATAAGGTTTACCTTGTAGTTTTAATTCTTCGTTTGTAATTAAACGAATACCACTAGTTGTTTCTTCTAATCTTCCACAACGACCAATTGATTTAAGTACAGGGTCTATATCTAAACGATCAACTTGCATTTGTAGTCTGCCCGCTAAAGCAGAAAAGATATTATCACCTTGTCTGTTCAAAGCTTCAGCAGGAGTAGTAGCTCTTTCAGCAGACCATTGCTGGAATTGACTAGCAGTTTTACTATTACGTGCTCTTTCTGTTTTACGTAAATGGAATTGTTTACCGGCTTCTATATCTGTATTACCATCTTTATCATAAACTAGATTTTGAAGTTGACCAAAGAATAAAGCAGCTTCTGTACCTTCTTTATTAATATCCCAAATATTATCAAACGGTAAAGCTTCAAAACTAATAGGTTTATAAAAAGCACTACGAAGTGGACCATAATCTCCATCTTTACTACCAGCAGTACCCCAATAAGTGCTATGTCCAAGTTTGTATCCTCCAGCTTCAGCTGCCGAATATGCAATTTCTCTTGTTTGTTGTAGATTAGGAAACGTACCTGTTTCTTCCCATTTAATCTTTTTAGCCATTTTACCACGTAAACAATCTGGATTATCCATAGCAGAAAAACAAGTAATACTACTTAGGAAACCATACTCTTCTTGATCGCCAGTAAATGTAAATCCAAACTTAATATGATCTTTAGTTTTACTAAGTGTACGTTTACGCCAGTCTGTATATTTTTGTTCAAAGTTAAAATACTGTTGAACTAACGAAAAAAGACCACCAGAAGCTGTAAGATATTTCATATCATAAGCTACTAAAAAGATACTAATAAAAGGATTCATGTAAACTTCATCCCAAGCATCCCACGCACCTATATAACTAAAACCTTTACGTCGGGCTTTAACTACAACCATATCTAATCCAATACGTTCACTAAAATCTTGAGCAACCCAATAATGAAAGTGACCATCCCAGAAATCCATAAAGTCATGTGTAATATCAGCAGTTTCGTTTACTTTGATTTTACTAAATAGTTGTTCCATTTCTTCATCAATCCCTAGTCTTTTACGTTGATCTAACGTAGCAGTATTAGCATCTAATATAGTTAGATCATCAGGATCAGCAGTACGAAGAATGGGTCCGAAATTCATAAGACCTACCATTTTACCAGGAATCCAAAGAGGTTGCAAATCTTTATCTGAATTACCTCCAGATTTATCTAATTTACAATTAACTACCATTCCATGTTTACGTCGATATTCCCATCTATCCCACCACCTCGAAAAAGCAATAGGATCAGTTTTAGGATCAATATCATTGTAAATACCGTATTTTTGAAAATGCCTACTTGCTTCTTTAATTATATCGGTATTAGCAAAAGTAATATCTTCAGTACGATAAAGCCCAGTCTTTTCAAAGTTATTAGCTACCCACCTAAAAGAATGTGCTGGATTATTATTCGCTTTCTCTTCTTCAAGCGTAGTACTAAAAGGATTCATAACATCGTTTCTAATTTAATATTTTATAATAGTTTTATTTCTTATTACACTAGGTACAAAAAAAGCCCGACAGTTAGACCGCCGGGCTGAAATATACCAAATCCTCACATCCAATTCCTTTATACGTTGTTTTGAGCTGTACCAGTGAATTTGACTATCAATCCCATACTAATGGTCAGATACTAAATTCAGGTTGCTGAAAACGGTGTATTTCGCCTAATCGCCAAGATAATAACCGGGCAACCTCAGCTTTCTTATAAGCAATCTTATAAAATTCAGGTTCATGTTCTTTACGAGTAATACCATCAGCTTCATACAGCACTTCTCCATCGTTAGATAGATGTGGTCGTATATGACAAAGTAAAGTACCTACACTTTTTAATCCCCATAGTTCACATATATAAGTATATAGTGAAAGTTGAAGTGTGTAAATATTACCTTTACATAATGGTAGTTTATTTAATGGAAAAAGAAAACAATCGTTACGTTTAATAAACTCACTAGTTTTAACTTTACGGCTACGATCAGCGTTCCACTCTTTCTTATAATAACCAGCTTCCCAAGTTAACTTATCTTTATTGGTTTTCCAATCAATAATAAGAAACTTACCATTTTTAACTAATAATAAATCAATTGTTCCGGCTACTTTATGAATACTAGAATATATACGTTTCTCTGCATACGCTATCCATCCAGCTTTAATATAACGAGCAATTTGCTCATAAATAGTAGGATACATTAAACGTAATGGACTAGCTTCCAGCTCTTCCATATTAGTAACTTTATAAGCAAAACCTAAAGAGTTACTACGTTC